TCTGTTTCTGTTGTTGTAGTAACAGGAGTCATTCCATATTTTACTATACCATTTGCAGAGGTAGCTCCTAAACTTGAGGCTATTGAAGAAAGAGTAACATTAAGATCATCATCTCGTACAACAACTATTTCTCCAGGAACACTTTTTACTTCTATTTGAGCAGGAAATAGACCTTTAATTAAATCCATCCCATCTGATATTCCTAAATCAAATGAACCATCATTAATTACTATTGATCCATCCCCAACTTTAGTCACAATGTTATCAGATGCTGACCACAATAAATAGTCTTGTGGTGGAATTGTATACTGAGAGTTAGCGAGAACAGTTATACCAGTATCTGCTATAGCAATATTTGAGTTTGTAGTATTTTTGAGAATTTTAGCCATACTATACCGTTGTTCCAGTTAATTGTAAACCACATACTACGTTTTTAGGAGAATTGGCTGTTGTAGTAGCTATTCTTACGGCTATTTGTTTATTGTGAGGCACTGGCCAATTGACAGGAAAATCCTCACCTTTAGCAGTCGTTACAGTAACAGTTCCTAAAGAAGTTAATCCTATACCATTGCCATCATGATATAAAATTTCAATAGTGTAGGTTGTAGTTAATTCATTACTTACAAAAACATGAGTGACTGCAGCATTTTGAATATATACCCATCTTCCAGAAATATTACTAGGTACTGTTTCATTCTGAAGGTATGTTCCAGCAGTTGATACCCCTGATCTTCCAAAGGAAAATCCTGGTGATGCTGAAACTGCAGCATTACTTTTTAATTCCTCTATAGCACCCTGAACATCAGTGGAAGTAAACCCATTTGATGAATTATCAAAAGGAACGGACTTGGCTATATCTCTAAAATCGTCCCTTCTTGACATAAATTACGCCCTTTCGACTACTATAACGTCTATTGTTCCTGTTGCAGCTAAAATAAATACTTTTTGTTTTTCGCCAGCTTCGTAAGTTTCTTTAGCATTTTTATAATGATCTAAACCATTAGCTAAAACTGTTGCGGCTAATGGAGTAGAACCATCACTAAAGTAAACTTTCATATTTCCATTAGGTTGTAAAGTAATTACTTGTCTATCTGTTAATGCAGATGCTCCAACTTTAACTTCTACTGGAGTAACTGTTCCAACTCCAGCAAGCTTTATTTGTGCTGAAGGTCCATCTAATGGTTGATACATAAGTCATCCTTACGTTTGAGTATCTTTATTTTCCACAACTTTAGTTATTTCTAAAATATTAGCATCAAGTTTTGGCATTATCTTTTGTTGCATATGTGAAAGTAATTTAAAATACTCTATTAATTCTTGAGTGTTTAATTCAAACTTTGCGTGTTTTGCAACCATATTGAGATATTGCGTAACTTTTTGCTTATCTTCTTCTGTGAAATTCAATGGCCCCATCTTTACTCCTCAGTAAATGGAGCTAGGGACTTTCGTCCCCAGTTCCCAAAAAATTAACTTAATTCTAATGTACGAATTTCTGGTGTTTTTCCAGATTGTCCTACAAAGTATGGAGATACTGCTGCTCCTGCTCGCATTTCTAAATACGAACCTGGAGAAACAGGGAATCCATTAGCTGCAGTTACAGATGCTGAACCGATAAAAACTTTAGTATTATCGTTATTATAAATCCATAAATACTTTCTATTAGCTAATGCTGAAGCAATAATAGCTTCTGCCGTATCTGCTGTATTTAGTGGATTAGCAGAGTTAGCAATAGCAGTATTAGCTAATGCAGCATCATTAATAGAAATAGTATTGACAAGATTTACGTCTAAAGCTTGTTTACCAGAAACTAACGTACTAGTAAGAGCAGTTCCAGCTCCATCATGCAACCAAGATTCTATACTATCTTGTGTAGCATCCAAATCTCTAATGTCAAGATCTGAAGCAGATACTACCCAAGGACTTGTACCTTGATAAGCAGTTACTGAATCTTGTGTGTAAAGTAAGTCACGAATATCTAGGTTAGTAGCGGAAACAACCCAAGGATTAGTTCCTTGATGTGCTGTAACTGAATCGTCAGCAAAATTTAAATCAACTTCTACATTGATCCCTTCTGCTACACGAACATCAAGTGCTTTCTTTCCGCCCACATCTGTATGTGTAAGTAATGTACCATCACTAGATCGGAGGAAGGCACCAACGCTATCACTATCTATAATAGACTGTGCATCCGTGGTATCAAAAATTAAATGGTCTTTCATTATTTTAATTCCTTTTATTTATAATTAATTATTAAACCCAACTTATAATTTCTACAGTTTCTCCTGCCTTTGTAGACTGAAAATATACTGTAGTTGCTATAAGATTTGTTCCTCTCTCCTCATAAGTACTTCCTGGAAAAATCGTTTTAAAGATTGTTCCAGATTGTCCCAATATAAACGCTAGTTGTAATTTTGCATTGCCTCTTGCTCTAAGTTCAAATTTCTTTGTGTTAGAAGGGAAGGCATAAGAATATTCTGTATTTGCTGAAATTGTTATAACATTTGCTATTGTTGGTAATGCTAAAGGATCTATTTTAACATTCAAAGATCCATCAGGATTTATGTCTAATTCATCACCATCAGAATCATGTACGGCTAAATTATCGCCATCTGCAGCATCTACTTCAATATTTGCATCAATAGATCCATCAACATTGACTTTCATCTTGTTGCCAGAAATATTATCTACTATATGTACTGAATCTCCATCTGGAGCTACACCATCTAACTCTACTCCTAGATTTGGAGGTAAAGTTAGGCTTACTGCAGCATCTACAGCTAACCTTCTGGTTCCTGCTCCATCTACTACTTCATCAATCGGCAGTCCACTCTTTGGGCCAACTAATGTATTACCTTGGGTAACTCCTCTGGAATTATGTTGTGTTCCAGAAGACCTTTTGGATTTAGTTGACATAGGTTAAACTCCGTATATAATTACCAATGCATATATAAGGGCTATTCCTAAAATAAAAAAAAGCTCCATGTTAAGTTTAACTTTAGGTTCTTTTTTACCACCTTTTATTAACTTAAGTTTTGGAGCTTCCTTTTTCATTAGAATTTACCTTCTTTTTTAAGACTAGCTAGTTCCTCTGCTACTTTTTGTTTCATAGCCCATTTTTCTTTTTTGGGTATAAATTTAGGTACTTCAATACCTAGTTCCAAAAGTCGAGGTTCTTCTAAAATATGTCTCATGCAATATCCACTAGGACTTTGCTCAAGACACTTTTCTTTACAAAGTTCGTTTCTCACTGTCTTATAGCTACACAATTTTTCTTCAACTATGTGCTTTATCTCTTGTTCAACTTTCTTTTCTACTGCTTCTTTGTTAAGTTCTTTGTCTAAATCTTTCATATATTGAGCAAATACTTCTGCTCCATAGACAGTTTTAACATCTAGAGGTCTAGTAATAAAAGATAGTTTTCTAAGAAATGTCAACGGATGTTCAGCCGCCGCCTTTAATACAGGAATTCTTTTCAAATCTCTATAAGTTTTGCTATTTCTTTCAACTACAGCGTAACTATTTCTAAATTTAACGCCGTTAATTGTATAATTTACTCCACGTAATGTATGTTTTAAAACAATAAAATCTCTGTCTCTACCAGTAGATGTTGTGGTCCAAACGCTCATAATTTCTCCTTGGCTCTTCCAAGTTCAATGTTTATAAAGATAAGGAGGGAGAAAACTCTCCCCCCAAATCAACTAACTTTAGTTACCGAGACCTAAAACGTCGCTCATTCTCGCAAGAGAAAGACGATTGTAAAGATCGAAACCGCAATACCATTTCATACGATATTGATATGCGTTCTCGTTTTCACGAGGACCAACATACTCTAGTTTCAAACCAGCATTGTTAGAAGAAGTAAATCCAACAACACCTTTCAATTCGCCCCAAGCTCCACAATAAATGCTAGAACCGTCAATACGTTCTGCAACCATTGCTGAAGCAACTCCTGAGAAGTTACCACTATTAAGAGCAACACGACTTTGTTGTGCGTTGTTCTCAGGGTCAAAGAATGTACCAGAATTCGTTACATCCAATGTACCAGCAGTGTTAGCAGTGATTGGGTAACGATACATAATACCGTCAAGACCACGAATCAACAAGTGCTTAGAATTACCTGAACCAACAGTTGCATCTGGATCAGCAGACAACACGATAGTATCGGCATCAGTGATAGAAGAAACTGAAAGAGAAACTGAATTAACAGGTTCTGCTTTAGAGATAAAGTCATTACGGAAAACCGCAATGTCTTGATACATAAGTGTAGGTTTAGCGTTACCAAGACCCTGCATTTGGATCTGAGTAGCATCTGTACCACCACCAGTGTTACGCAAAAGAGTACGAAGTGTACGGAGTTCACGAGAGTTCATCATAATGAAATCAGGCTTAGCACCAGTTACACGGTCGATCATTGCATCTAGATCTTCAAGCGTATACACACGACCAGCACGACCAGCACGAGGAGAAGATGGATCATCTTCTACAAGAGCTTCAGTTTGAGTAGGTTGACCATTGTTATAAAACGGATGGTTAACGTCGTCTACGTTTCCAGATTCTGCATCCAAGATATTTTTCATACCATTGAAGCGATCTGCAATACCGATAGGACCGTTGTTTGCTTGAGTAAGTGCGCCACTCAAACGCTTAGCATTAACAACTGCATTCATATAAATACGAGCAATTTGTTTAGCTTTTGCTGAGATTTGAACTTGAAGTTGATCGTTAGTCTCAGAAAACTGATCTTCGATCTGACCATCAATGATAATATCAGCGATAATAGCTGACAAATTGACGTTTACGGGTTCAAAACTTGCGCCACCTTGATATTTTGCTTGATTCAAATTTGAACCAGGCTGAGCAAAGTCTGCTTTAGCAAGACGTTTCTCACGAGTAAATGTATATGCCAAACCCTCGAAAACTACGAATGGGAGGTACTTAAACCACTCATCTACCGTTACGATGTCAGCAACGATGCCTTCAACCAACATGTTGTTAGTTAGAACTGCGGCATCTGATAATGAAATTACTTGAGCCATTTAAAAATTCTCCTTAATTATTTTGTTCTGAATACATTATTAGGTGTACCAGATTTAATGGTCTTGAGAGCTTCACCGATTTTTTGTGAAGAGGTCATCTTCGCTCGGCGTTCAGCTTCAGCCTGTTGGAGTCGCTCATTACTAGATCGAGCACCGTCATTAGCACCAGGGACGCTATGGTTAACTACCACAGTTTTGTCCTCAAACATGCCTTTTAACTTTGCTTCTTGTATGATTGTTAGAGCTTCTCTTGAATCATCTGCACCTTTTACAATATATTTAGCCAAATCCTGATATTTTTCAGGAATTTTGCTTAATTCTTCTTGGATACGATTTTGATAAATTTGTTTCTGGGCTTCTACATCTGCCAAGAAAGTACTCAATTTGGCATCTCGTTCGGCAAGCTGCCTTTGGTATTCTCTTTCTTTAGCTTCTGCAAGAGCTTGAATCTCGGCCACTTTAGCTTCACGGTGAGCTAGCTTTTCAGCTAAATCTCGCTTTTTGTCTTCTTGTTCAGCTTTAATTCGATCAAGTTCAGCTTTAGATTGAACTAAAGGCTGTAACTGTTCTTGAATTTGTTTAATCCGAGCTTCGCTTTCCTGATTTAATTTATCAATCTGTTCCTGATATTTTAATCTGTAAGCTTTATTTTCTTCTCTAAGTTTCTTGATTTCCCTCATTTTGGAATCATCAGTCCACTCTGAGTTATGACTTCCAGTAGGCTCTTCCATACTAGAAGCTGATTTGGGGGTTTGACCCGTTTCAGCACTAGAAGTCGCAGTATTTTCGGCAGAATTTTCCTGAGACTTTTTACCGCCAAGCTTGGCAAGTAAGTCGTCGCCTCTACCATGTTCTGAAGTAGAAGTTCCAGCACTTGCTGTAGCTTTTTGTGGTTCTGATGCGTTACCAGCCCCTTCTACTGAATTCGATTTCTTCCCCAAAGTATTTAATAAATCTGACATTTTCTTTTCTCCTTGTTAGCTCTTCTAACTTAGAATTATTTATCTATAACCACCATCCAGAATATCTGGAATAGGGCTGTTTACGCCTTTCAGCGTATTTGCTAATCCATCCCTCATCATTTTTTGTTGATAGGGATTATCATATTTTGACTCTGCCACCTGAACTACAGGACGCAAAGTTATTTCTTTTATGAGTCCTGGATCAAAAGCAGTAACTACTGGCTTACTCATTGAGAAAGGAGTTTTATCAGAAATGCTAGATTTCCAATCCTTAACCAATTTTTCCCAGTTTTCAAAACACTTATCATAATTCATTTCTGAAATACTACAAATGTGTTGTTCGTCATGCCGTAAAATCCAAACCTCATAAACTTGTTTTTTCTCCTCGGTTTTTGACATTACTTTTTCTCCTCATCTTTCTTCTTGCTCTTAGACCGTTTATCCATATTTTTACCAGGCTGTTTAGAACTTTCTTCTGAATGCTTGGCTTTATTATCAATCTTCGGTTTTGGAACATCACTATCGCCACCTTCTTGTGGCATTGGAGCACCTTCAGGACCTAATCCGTGTTCTTGTAAGGTAAGTCCAGTTTGAGCTTGCATTTCCGTCTCAAATTCAATTCTATCTTGTTTATCTTTTCTACGTTTTTTGATTAACTTCTGAATTTCTGCTTCGCTCATATGAGGATACAATTTACTAATAATATGCGTATCTTCTGTATCCAATAGCTTAGCTTCCATCATCAGATCCTCTTTCTTCGTTTTAGGATCAACAGTAAAATCTGGAACTTTATATGTAATGTCTAATTGTGCGTCTTCAGAGAACTTCTTATCTCCACCTTTATTGTGATGAGCATTCCATAGTTTTTTAATTACTTGAAATAATTGTTGTTCTCTTTCTTTAAAGATTCTGGATCGTCTTACGTTATCTTCAATAACTCCGATTTTCTCCATCATCGCTGCAAATCCTGACGCAGCAGTTTGCTGTTCATATTTAGGTCTTAGTCCATGATTAATCCTTACCATATCAGTAATGGAATGAATCGTTTTAACTAATCCTGTAATATCAGCAGAAGGATGTGCAAATTTAAAGTCTCCTTTTTCTCCAACAGCAACAGCAGTATCTGGACCTAAACTTATACCCAACATATTAGCGTCAGCATTGCCATCTTTAAAAATGCCAAAACCTGAATCAAATGTTCGATATTGTCCAGAAGCTCCTATGCCGCTAACTCCACCTAATCCACCAAATCTTGATTGAGCAGCTCCGCCTTTCAACTGATTATAATCGTCAACAGGTCTGCCTTGTCTTAATGAGGTTGATCTTTCCACTCCTTTTACTACTGGTACTCCAAATGACTGAAATTTTGCTATATGATTTAAATCAGTTATTCTCATATTAATTGCATGATTTGCATAAATGAGAGGTTCATTAATGGGTAAAAAATAGTAGTGAGCAGGATCAGAGTTAAAGAAAGGTATAGCAGGTATAACGCCGTATGGATTCTTTACCTTAAGTCCGTTATTCTTTTCGTCAACTATAACGTGAGAATCAGAACTCCAGTAAATTCTATTAACTTTGCCCAGTTCTTTTACAGTACCTACTTCATTGAAGTTAAGTCCTTTACTAGTTCTAGCATCATTAATTCCATAATTAGATGGGCTTGGTATTGATGCGGCGACTCCGCCACCAGAAATACTTCCACTCTCATGCGCCCAACCGCCAAATTTTGTACCAAATCCAATTAATAGTTCGGTAATATAATAAGGTGAAGCTCCGTGTCGTATGTCATATACTCCACCATGCATGATATCTAACTGTACTTTTCCGCCTTCATTTTCTTTTACTATCTGACCAGTATCTGGATCTACAAAACTAACCTTAACTAAGACTGTACCTAGTAATCTAGTCCAACGATCCAATTTGTCCATCAACATTAAATAACGACTACCTTCTTGAATTTCTTCCCAAAGTTCTTGATCTTCTTTGAGTAGTTTTCCTTTAGGATCAATTACTTGATAAATTGGTGCTTCTTGATATAAAATAGAAACTTCATCAATGATTTCTTTAGTGAAATTCATTGGTAAAATTTGTTGTTTTTCTGGGTTACGAAATTGCCTAACTAGATCAAGCCAGACGAACTCATCCTGTCTGCCTTCATAGAAAGCTAATGCTATTTCTGTAATCCATTGTCGATAGTATATATCTTCATAAAGATATACGCCTACTGAACTCAGTCCACCCATTCGACTAATCGGGTGATTGGCTATGCCTAAATTAAAAGACATTGTGTAACTCCTTATCCTCTAGATAATGGATCAACTAGCTCTTCTAGTTAATATAAAAAATGTGCCAGATTCCGCCCTCAATAAACTCTTTATTTACAAAGTCAAGAGGAGCCTAACGTATCGTCTAGTACCGTACTGGCGTGTAGGGAACATCGGCATATCCTAGGAAGCCGACTAGACCATCACTTGCTATCTCGTAGCAAAATTTAAACTTCAGATTCACCTACTCCACCTGATTTAGGTAGAGCATGTTCAGAACCTTCATTTACGCCTTTTACACCAGGAGGAGCATCCTTACTAGGAAGTGCTTTCTTCTTGTGGTCAGGAGCTTTTGATTGTGCTCCTTCAGGTTGTGCATGAGAAGGTTCTTTATGTTGCATTGAAGGTTTGGTCTTAGGCGCATCTGATTGAGCGTCTTCATCCTGCTTGTATGCACCAGGGCGTGGAGCCTTCATGCCTTTACTTTTATATGCCATCATTGTAAAATACTCCTTATTTCTTTTTGCCTTTATACAACATTTCTCGGTCGAGACCTGCTGCAGGTTTTAGTCCTTCGGAAGGAACGTCTAGAAAAGCTGAACTTGGGTTTTGCTCTTTTGCGGCTTTAAACCAATTTGCAGTTGCTTCCTTTACGGTCATAGCTGGTTTGCCGTCAAGCATATTTGCTCGTCCAGCACCTTCGGGAGGAGCTACTTCCTTCATTTTATGTTGTTGGCCTACAAGAGAAGTAATCTCTTTTACGCTCAACTCTTTTTGTTTTTGCTTTTTCATTATATAAGTCCTCTTTCAGTTAACCAATTAACCGCAAACTCATTAAGCTTTTCAAATCTTTGTAGACTCGATAGATCTTTATAGTCTGAGTTATAATTGGCTCCAGAAAACTCTGTATAGATGGCAGCATATAAAGCGGTGATAACATCATTTTTTTGTGCTTCTGGCTTTAATTTACTTTTATCTATACAAAACATTTTATTTTTTCTATAAACTATTTTTTCCATTATTTTGCTAACAGGTGTAATTTTCCTGCCCCACCAGTTCGTGTAATTTTAACTACTCGAACTAAATGAGTGCTATAAGAACCTGGTACAGTAGCTGCAAATGCTGTAGATCCAAAAAAGATCACACCATCAATAGAAAATTCAATAGTACCTGCTAAAGTACCATCAGATTGCCAGGACACTTTTTCAGCAGCAACACTAAATGTACGAGTGTCAACTGTAGTAGTCGCATCTAAAGACACAGATAAAGAAAGATCTCCAGTATGAACTGGTTGCCTAACTTTACGTGCTTGTTCCTTTGTAATTGCCATTAATTAACTCCTTGTACAACAGTGAAATGTTGTCCCTTATCATGAAATAGATGTACCATCAGATATCGTAAAGCGTCTAATAGACCCTCATAACCTTCTGGAGTTTCATCATAATCTTCTTTAAGACCGCCGTTTTTAGTCTTTTTAAATACCGCAGTACTCAGAGCATAAATAGTATTAACACAATTTCTTGTGATAAATAATTTAGGTCTCTTTACGTGCTGATTATTTGCATCTAAAAGAGGTCGTCCTTTATGATCGAATTGAGGAAATTCTAACCACAATCTAATCATATTAGCACCAGTCTCTCTATCTTGTTTGAGTCCTACTGGTCTTCTATTTACTCCTAAAACA